TCCAATTTTTTGGCGCTGTTCTAGATTTTTTAGCTCATTGCGCAATGGGCCAATTTGTTGTCGTAGTTGATTAATGTCAATGTCTGTCTTGCCTTGCAAGTCAAGGCCAGCTCCCTCAAGTTGCATCCTTTCCGCAAGGGTTGTTTGCGCGTAAATTTGAGAGCCGCCCCTTCCAACTTTTCTACCTCTTTGCTCAAGGCGATCCAGTAATTTAATTGAATCCTCGAGAGAATTGCGCTGCCTTTGCGTTTGATACAAATCAGTTTTTGCGATTTCTACATTGCCAGTCCTAATGGCATCTTGCATCTTGGCCATCGCAGTCTTTGTTCTTTCCGCAGCTTCGGCAGCTTTGTTGCCAACATTCAAAAATGCTGTAGCCACCGATCCAAGTAGTACAACGAGCAGGCCAATGCCAGTGGAAGCCAGTAATCCTTTCACTGCCACTCCAAATCCAATCGTCGCCACCTGCGCTCCAGTGGCTTTTACTCCCACAAGTCCAAGCACGCCAGCCAGGATAGTAGCTCGCGCGGCAGCAATAGTGCTAATAGTTGCACCCGCTTTAACTACCGCGTTCATGGTGGTCAAAGTGCCCATTGCCAGCATCGCTGCAGCGCGAGTGGCTGCGAAGGACAGGGCTAACACTCCAAGAGTGTTTACTACGCCAGTTAAATTAGTTCCAAGGGTCGTAAAAATTGGCCCTAAAATGCTTCCAATTCCACTGGTGAAGTCGCTGACAGCTCTTGCAGCTTTCGTGACTTCCGTGACAAATTTTTCAATATCCTTGGCCTGGTTGGCAATCGCTGGATCCCTTGCCGCAGCATTTAGTTCACTAAGCTTTGCTCCAAGCGCTGCAATGCTTTGAGCATTTGCGTTGCTTGCTTTCGCATCTTCTAATTGTTTTCTCACTCTATCTTGTTCGCCAAAAGCTACAGACGCCGCTTTACTGAGTTGGGATAAGGACGACGAAAGTGGCATCAAGATGGCTTGAGCAGCAGCATTGGCCAATGGCGCAAAACTCTCAAGCGTACGAGTAAAATCACCCTGGACGGTATTTAGCAAGCCCTGTAACGACCGCCCAGCAGCTTGCGCTCCGCTACCAAAGCGATTCATCAATTCATCGCTTACTTTTGCAAATGTATCTCTAAACTTGCTGCCAACAAATTCTCCATCTTCCATTGCCTTACTGAATTCTTTTACTGACATTCCAGCCGCATCAGCAAAAAGCGCTAACGCGCCGGGTAGCACATCGCCCAACTGTCCCTTAAGCTCTTCACTCATAATCTGACCTTTGCTTGCCATTTGCCCGAAGGCGTAAATGACGCGATCGGCTTTGTCCGGCGTCAGTTGCAAAGCGGCAGTGGCAGCGCTAATGCCAGTAAAAAGTTTTTCAATGGAGCCAGAATCAAAGTCTGCAGGCGCCATAGAGGCATAAAGCCTGGTAAAACCAGTGCGTGTAGTTTCAAGATTCAAACCAAATGCCCGCTGTACATTGTCAACATATAAAAGCTCTTTCGCGAAAGTGCCAGTATCTTGCGTGGCGGTTTGAAGGGCGTTGTTATATTGTTGCTGACTTTTTGCCGCATTAAGAATTTGCCCTGGCAGGCTCTGAACAAAAGCGAGCCCCTTATAGGCGGTGCCAAACAACAAGACTTGCTTAACAGCAAAACCAAACTCGCTCGCGATTTCTTTCAATCCGCCGACTAGAGGAATCTGAGATGCGCGAAACTGTTTCATTGATTGACTTGCCACATCTAATCCAGTCTTGAATTTTTCCATTTGGCTGCCAGCGCCAATAAACGTAGCTTCGCCTTGTCGCCCGCCAAGCATGCTCTCTCCTGGAAAGCCGCCAGGAGGGACATAGCCACCGCCTTGTCTGCTGGTAGATGTTACTGCGTTGAAACGCATTTGATTACGAGGAGTTGTCCCCCCAGCAGGCGGAAGCATCAATGGTGTAGGCGGAATAACTTCACCGGTGCGAACTGCGTTAAAACGCATTTGACCCATAGGCGTAGTCCCGCCTGCAGAAGGCAGCATTAGAGGCGCTTGTCCTGTGGCGGCGCCAGGAAGCATTGGTCGTCCTTGCACGCCAAGATCCACCACGGAAAACGCGCTTCTCATCCTTTGCGAAATCTGCCCTTGAATTTTTGCGATGTGCAAATCAACTGCAGACTCCACTTGTCTCAACGCAGCATCGAACAAGTCCATCACTTGTGTTTCAACGCCAAACAAATAGCGTTCTGCAGCTTTTGCAAAGCGTTCGCGCATAGCAGGAATAAATCCTGTCTCCATGGAAACAATGGCGCCAGGCCCCTCTTGTCCCCTCCCTCGAGTTTGAGAAACCAATGATTGAATTAAAGCTTCAAGACCAGTGGTAAGTCCGCCTTGCGTTGTTACGCTTGGCAGTAACCCTGCAGGAGCCTGCGCAGCTCCAATCAGTCCAGCGGCAGCACGACCAGCAGGAAGAGTTCTGCCAGTAGAAGATGGTCCAATGGGAATGCCCTGGCTAGGCGGTACAGTCGCCGGAAAATTAATACCGGGTAGGGCTCTTGACTGTGCAACTTGTTTGTTGATTACATCCGCACTCATGCCTCCCATCATGAGCGCCATACGAGCGAGACGGTCTAACATCCGTCGCATTTGATTGGTGGCAGACTTCTCTGCTAGTTGCATTGCTTTCAGCAGGCCAAGTTCAAAGCCTTTGCCCGCATCGTCGCCAATATCAAACATCTCTCTCGAAGGAGAGGCTATCTTCAGGGTCTTTTTCAAGCCGCCAAGTAGTGCGCCGCCGTATTCACCTGCAGCCTTGAACAAAGCGCCCTTTTTGTTTTCAAGCGCGGCAATAAAGCCAGCGCTTGCGTCTTCTGCTGCCTTGCTTAAGGCTTGCACCATTTTTGCTTTGTTATTAATGATTCCTTCATCAAACGCCAGTAGCGCATCTTTGCCAGCGGCCCCATAAATATTTTGAAGGGTTGCCTTATCTAAGTCTTTTAGCTCCTGCAAGAAAGTACGAGAAGGTCCAGCAGTGGCGCCTTGCGCGGTAGTAGTAGCCGTGTCAAGCTCAGCTCTAATCTTTACAGTGATGTCCTTGAATTTTTCACCGACGGCAGTTTTAAATGCCGTCACATCTGCCTTTAAGATTGACGGCGTTGTGCTAATTTTTGCTCGTAGTGGATCTTTTTGGTTTAAATTTTTCTGCAGAGCTTTTAGCGGATCCGCGATGCCGGGTAATGCAAGCTTTGTGGCGATGGGAACGCCGCCCGCTGCATAGCTCTTCTTCACCTGGTCGTCGACTTTCTTCGCTACGCCACGAATGAAGTCGTCAACATTTACGGGGTCGGCAAGTTGTGTTTTAACTTCAACGGAAGTAAGCTTGTCTTTGATACTCTTCCGAGTCTCGTCGATATTGCTTGTTACATTAACCGCCAAGTCAATCTTTTCATTCCCTAAGGCAATGAGATTCTTCTTAAATGTGCTTACTTTATCAACGAGAGTATCAAGAGTATTGCTCTCAATTTTTACCTTAAAAGTTTTGCGACTAAGGTAAGTATCGAGAAGCCGATACTGATCTGCAATGCTCTTCTTGTTGAACTGAATATTAAGCTGTAGCGACTGCCCGCCAAGCTGAGCGCCAATCGTGCTTAATTGCTGTCTAAAGAACGCTAGGTCAAGACTTACCTTCAGCTTCAATTCGGCGTCTTGAGCCATTTGCCTATATGCCTACGTTCTCTTCATTCTATAATCATTGTTCCTGATTGCGCCCAGCAAAAGCCTTTAGCTCATCAGCAAGTAACGCAATCACTCTTCCGTCCATCCTCCTCGTTTTCATCAAACGCTGAAGCACAATCAAACTGGCGTCTGTCACGCCATCTTCCTTCTTGAGCTGCTTCGTGTCGAACGGCAAGAAATCTTCAGGCTTCACCTTACTCTTCTTGCCCGCCATCATTCCTGCTGCCATAGTACCAAGCTTGGCTACGGCAACACTACTGACGTTGTATTTTGCAACGTCATGCCTATCTAAATATTTCAGGGCACGTTTAACGTCATCGAGCCTCTGGAGGCCAAAATTATTGGCACTCCATCGCTCGTCTTTAAAGTCAGAAGCTGAGAGCCTGAAATAGATTTCGTTCCAATCCGTCAGGCTCTTAAGCTGCTTTCTTGCTTGCGCTTCAAGCTTTTCTGCTACTGAGGACCATTCCTCTTCGTCGCTTTTTTTGCTTCTACGGCCTCCTGTGTCTCAGCATTCTGCTCTTCAGCAATAAATTCCACTACTTTCGCAATGGCTTTGCGCGGCAGGTTTTTGGTGTCTTCAATTTCCCAATCACCAAGATCCTGCCATTCGTTATCAATGAAACCCTGCCCGCGAGAACGAATAAAAGCAGTGACCATACGAGCATTGGTGGCCTCCACCGACGAGCCGCTCGTGATCATACTCAGAGTCTCTTCAGTGAACTCAGAAAGCAGTTCAGCTTCAGTGATGGAACCACCGCCTTGCAGGAGCGCGAAAGCCTCATCAAGAGGAATTTCCCGCGATGCAGCAATACGCTTGGCAAGCTGAACGGCACGAATGGTAGCCTGGCTTTGCAGCTTGCTGATTTCCTCCTGTTCAATGGATTCGGCGACCAGCCAACTGCCATATTTCTTCAGGCGAATTTCAGGCAGCAGCTCAAAATAACCTTCAGTTTTGGTCTGAACCAGAAAGCTGTATTTGCTCATGATCAAGAATGTTAAGCAATGCGTTGAACACCTTCACTCGCTCATGAGAAGAGCGAAATTCTGGTGGCACTTCAACCAACATTGAATGATTGTCGTTGCTAATTCTAATGGTGGTTTCTCGGCAAGAAACAAGGCAAAGGATACCAACTTCCAAGGCGGCGCCATCAACTAAGCAATTAATGGCATGAACAGTGTTGTCTGCGCTCCATAAATAGTCAATCTTCATTTGCCCATTGCCGTGCGAATGCGGGCCAGAAGTTGTCGTTTTACCATGCTTTGTTCAAATCGGCTTGGAATGGCAATGTCTTGAGTCCACGGTCTTGCGTATGGCACGCTTGTTCCTCTTAGCGCATCATGAACATAACGAGCATAAGGCTGACCACTGCTATTCGTAGCATCCCAGTTCCAGCTTGCTTCAGCGTTAGATGGTGACAGGGAGATGTCAAAGCTGTCCCTTCCGCTCTTGTAAAGCTCTCCTAAATCGTAAATGTCGCGCTGACCAGCAGGGATGAGCGTCCCGTTCTTTCTTTTGGTGTCCCTGCCATAGTCCCACTTCTCATCAAGAAACTCGTCTCGGAAATGATCATTCACATCAAAGCGAGTCCAAGTTTCAAAAGCCTTGGCAAGCTTATTGACAATATCTTCAGGATTGACGAGGTTGCCGCCAGTGATAATCGCTGCCATTAGATTGCTGGATACAACTGCTTGACGATGCGATCAGGAACAATAAACTTGCATTGCTCATAAGCAATGTCATCGCCAGGAAAGTACGATGGCGTGGAGTCAGGAAACCGTCTAACCATTCTTTCCATCGCATCACTCAATGTGGTACTGTTAGGCGTGAACTGCGCAAGCCTCACTTCCCACAGTTGATTCACTTGCACCATGCCTACCATTGCGCGAGGGAGCCTATCTGGGAACTCTCGCATGGTCACTTCTAATCCTTTCACCTTCCATTCCTTTGGCACGCTTTGCCTTCCCACTACATACACGGCAGGAATCGTTGAGTTATTAGGCAGCGTATAAGTGCCAATCAAGTTGGGCGACGCAGAAAGAAGCGTAGTAATCGTATCGCGAAGCTGAGAAATGTTCATTAAAAAGCCTGCCCCCATAGGAGACAGGCTAGCGAAGATTCAATGAAAGAATCAGGAATTAGGAGCAGTCGGGATGATGCTGCCAGTTTCCGAAGCATTCTGGTGGATACCAATGCGACCACGGCTGGTCAGATCGAAAGTCACTTCCACGAGGTTGTCAGCAGGATAGCTCTCGTTGTAGTTCATCACGCAAGCAACAAATGCCACGCGATCGTAATAGTAAGTGTTGCCCGAAGCGCCAAGCTGCTTGTTGATTTCCACATACACTTCGTGGTTCTTGTCGTAACGGCTAGCGCTTACCACTTGGAAAGCTTCATCAAAGCTGTTCGGCAGGAACACGGTACCATCAACATCCTTCTGGAAGTAGGAAGTGATAGAAGCAGTTGCTTGGCTGGTAGTAATCACGCTATCAGCGAAACCGCCGCCACCCAGCAGGTAGAATTCCTGGTTGCCATCGTTGAAGGCAACAGAAGCAGTGGTGGCTGCTTGCAGAGTGTAGAGAGTCGGAGCGCCGCTAACAGTGAAAGTAGCGCCGCTTTGAGTGATGATGGGACGAGAAGTGCCGCCAATGGAGCCAACGCGGACAATCACGTCCTGGCTCTTCACTAGCTCAGTGGGATGGTAGAGCATGAGAAATTCCTCAATGGAAGAAGAGAATTAAGCGTTGTCCACGCTTCCTTTGCCAATCAGTCTAAAAATTCCCCTGACTGGCGTGCCTAAGAACTGCCAATAGTGAATAGCAATTTGTTCATTCGGCAACAGTTCAAACCTTCCCTCCCTTCCGTTGATTGTGGCTTGAGCAGAATCGCCCACAGTAACGCCAGACAAAGTAAGA